ATTTTAATACTGATAAATCACCAGTTAAAACAGAATCTTCAGGGTGATTGATGTGAGTATTTTTCATAGTTTTATTAAAGTATATTGAAGGACTAGGGGAAGTCAATTACTCTAACATCATGTCTCTGCTTCTTATCATCTATCCTAACTTGTTTACCAAGTCTAATTAAGATGATAATGTCAGAGTAGTTAGAAACCTAGTGATCCCTCAACATTTATATAATAGCAAATATTTCATCCAGTGGGGGAAATAGTGGACAGAATGTTGACTGGCACACGCTCTTGAATTAGGTTGTTATACTCTTCATGCAACTCACATCCAATATAATACCTACCCAAACTCCTTGCTACTGCTGCTGTTGTGCCACTTCCCATAAATGGATCAAGCACAATATCATTCTCTTCGCTACCTGCTAATATACATGGTATTATTAACTCAGGTGGATAAGTTGCAAAGTGTGATTGTTTATTAGGTTTAGTATTTACATTCCAAACTGATCTTTTTCTCCTTGATTCTTCCTTAATAATATCAACATTAAAATAGTAATTTTGACTCTTACTTAATAAGAATATGTATTCATGTGATTTTGTACATCTATCTCTTACACTTTCTGGCATTGGATTACCCTTACTCCAGATAATATCTTGTCTTAAATACCATCCATC